AATTAACGAATCTTCTAAAAAGTTTCCGGTACCCACGATAGGAAATTTATTAGGGGTGAGACCCCCAACAGAAATGTTTGAACCCACTTGAAGGTTTGAAGTGGTCACGAGACCCGTGGTTGTGTTTGTGAATTGTATCGTATTGGAAGTCGTGTTGCCAGTGTCTGTGACTTGTTGGAGAGTTTGAAGTTGAGTTAACAAATTAGTGGGCAAAATCTTTTTGAGGTCGTTGTTTTGGTCGTTAACATAAACATAGTTGATGTCCGACTCATCGGCGACGATGGCGGCGTTAGGGATATCACTTGCACGACCGATACCTGTCACAAAAACACCACCGTTACTTTGGTGTACCTTTGTCACGACACCAACATTCTGGATGAGATCGTTGTTGAAGGGTTTAACATTTGAGAGGCCACCAGGTAGAGTGTTACTCACGTAGACTGTCTCACCTGCGAGGAACGTATCTGTGACAACGCTGAGAGCTTTACCGTATGCGACGGCGGTACCCTGTTGTCCGGCTGTTAGGGTCTGATTCGAAAGACCGATACAAGGCATCGTCGTGGCACTATCAGATTGGGCAAGACCGACGTTAAGGATGTTTGAATTGTGCGTTCCCTTCACATAAACGGCATCACCCGGGTCAATATCGACACCGGCATCATTTCGAATTTTGATGTATGTGTGCAACGGAAACTCATTGATCCAATCGTTACCGTCGTATACGAGGATGTGGTCGGACTCTAGTGCGTCTATCGTGACACTGTTAAGCTGGTCCAACTTGACTTCAACATTCGATGTGAGATCTGTGATGAGAGCCGTTGTGGGATGGTTTAGGGTGAGAGTACCATCAGTGGTTACATTCGAAGACGTGTACACATTTCCAACAACGTGAAGGTTAGAGGTTGGGTTCACCGTTCCAAGTCCTATGGACTTGTCCCCCACATCTACATGTAAGGTATCTGTACCAACAGTGAGGTTCGAGCTTACATACACATTACCAACAACGTGAAGGTTGGCTTTGGGAGTCTTAGTGTTCACACCCACATGACTCGCTTCGGCGTCGACGTGAAGGGTCTCGGTGTCAACGGTCAAATTAGAAGACACATAGACATTACCCACGACATGAAGTTCGGCATCTGGACTTTTAGTTTTGATACCAACTTTGTTTCCACTCGCGTCCACGTGGAAAGTGTCAGTGTCCACTGTCAGATCGGAGCTCACATAGACATTACCCACGACATGAAGGTTGGCATCGGGAAACTTGGTCTCGATTCCTACGGAATTGGTTGTGGAGTCCACATGAAGGGTGTCTTCGTTCACAGTCAGATTCGATGACACATAGGTATTACCAACAACGTGAAGGTTGGCTTTAGGATACTTGGTGTTCACACCCACGTGACTCGCCTCCGCATCGACGTGAAGGGTCTCAGTATCCACGGTCAGGTTTGAAGAAACGTAGACATTACCGACAACGTGGAGTTCGGCATCCGGACTTTTAGTTTTGATACCTACGCGTTGTGTAGAAGCCTCTGCGTGAAACGTGTCAGTAGCGATAGTCAGATCATCTGATATGTAAGTGTTACCAACGACGTGAAGATTGGCATCAGGATTCCTTGTCTCAATACCAACCCTCTTGCTCACTGTATCCACATGTAGAGTGTCTTCGTCTACAGTCAAATTAGAAGACACATAGACATTCCCCACGACGTGGAGTTCGGCATCCGGATCTGTCGTCTTGACACCCAATTTATCTCCTACGGAAAGTATATCACTCGCGTATGCGTTGCCATTTACGACGAGAATATTAGAACCAAACTCATCAACATACAAGTTTGAACCCACATCGAGGGTGTGCATTGGATTTGTATTGATCACACCTACGTTCGCTTCTGTGTAGAGACGACCGTACACGTGTACATTGATGTCTTCACTCGTGAGAGGTGTGATGACATTACTATCGGCACTACTTTCGGTAAAACCCAAGACAATTTCCTTGGAGGATTCTAAAAATCCGACGGTAACATTGGATTGTGGACGTGTCATGATGAGACCTAGATCAATAGTCGTATCTCCAGAAGTATTGTTTTGACCCAATTCTATGATGGCATCCTTAATTTTGAGATTTTCTGTGGTGATAGATGTCACACCCCCATTCACAGTGAGATTACCATCTAAAAGAATGCCACCCGAGACAACGAGAACATTTGAACCTGTATCGTCTATGTACACATTCGAACCTACACTCAATGTGTGACCGGGTAAGGAATTGGCTATACCCACTTTTCCGGCGGTGACAAAACTTGTATCAGGACCTGTAAACTGTAAAACATTTGAAGTTACATTACCACGTTCACTCGTAGCTTGTAATGTTTGACCACCGACAAGATTCGATGCACTTTCACCCGATTCGGACAACTCACCTGTTTGGCGATTATACATCATCAATACAATATTCGTATCTGAAAAATCACTTCTGAAACGAACGGGTGACATATAAATACTTTCACTGTTGGGTGTGGTCACCAGTGTGTTACTGGCGTTAAAAACGATCGTATTTTCCGCCTGAACATCCGAGTCAGGTACGTGTTTACCGAAACGAATTTTGGTTGAACGTTCCACCGTCGGTAAGTTCTTGACCATTTAATATAGCTTGGCATTTTAATTTGCATAGATGAGTCCCGCCATGCCATTCTCGATACGTAAGATGTTGTAGTTAACAGCGTATATAGGATCGTTGATAGGCATAGTTTCACTCATGATTTTCGCTGAATCGAGACGACTGAAATTGAGTGTACCTGTTGGTTGGAGAGAACTGGTCGATAGACAAAAGCAGTAGAGGAAGAAGTCTGGTGAAGTCACGAAGTTTGTGTGATAATAGTTCATCACATCTATAAAGTGTGGTTTACCCCATCTATAATTACCAACGTCGAGACCGTTGATGTTCAACTTGACTTTATTCGACGGTGATGTGAGTGCACCATCTGTGGTCGTGTCAGATGATGCGAGGTACTTCACGGGGTGATTGAACGTGAGATCTTGTATAACAGTTCCAGACGCGATATTTTTTTGCACCTGTGTGATGAGAAGATCGTGTTTACGAGTTGCAATATTTCCACGTTCTTCGTTGTCTAGATAGTAATAGTTCGCGTAACATTCTACGTTATAATTGGACGCGGCTGTTGCCCAATGAATGCGAATTTCGACATTGTGATAATTCAAAGCCACAAGGGGAAGAGCACACTGAGGTCCTTCACAGAAGAAAAAGCGAAGGGGATAAAAATAGGAACGAGCGCTCACACCCGGGTGTGTACCGTTCGCGCTCTTTGAGACATTTTGAGCGAACGTATCGATGGCAATCTTTTCAGTGAAAATCGCATCTTGACTATCTATGAGAGAGCCACCGATATACAGCTCAACTTTATCGATGATGGTATCCCAACGCTGAATATCGAGCGCTTGACTAGTATCATCGAGAGTGAAATAGACGTAGCCGAGAAGGTCTCCAGAACGTTCGAATTGAACGCTGGACATAGAATTGTTTTTCACAGGTCCATGGATGACTTGTTTTTCGATGGACTGTGAAAAATTAGCATGTCGTTTGAACGTCGAGCTAAAGAAAGATATTTCGGGATTGCCACTGATATATTCATCCTGGGCTCCGATAGCGATCAATTGCACAACACCGGCGGACATGGGTATACTACTTTAAATGGAGAAAATTACAAATTGGGTTTTCTACACACGAAACGAATAACTATAAAGTTTTTGTCGTTGGCACCTGTACGCGCGATTGTGGCACCATCTTGGTTACGAATAGTCACGTTGAGACGATCGATTCGACGAATGGGGTCGATGTATTGTGTCATGACGGGATAATCATCCTTGAAGGTGACGAAATTATCTTCATTCTTCACGAGACTCGCGAAGGAATTGCGAAGAATACTGAGAGGAGCTTGTCCATCGTATACGTTAGAAGTGCGATCACTGAAAATAGAATCGAGTTGTTCGATCGAAACATAACAGTGTTCGGTGGCAGTGGTGGTGTTAATGCGAGCGGCGAGAAGTCTAGCCTGAACAACATTCTTCAGTGGCTGGCTGAGAAAGCAAGTGAATGTGTTGGAACTATCCTGACCGATCGTATCCACCGTGATTGTGTGGTACTCGTAGTTGAGATCGGGAATCGTCTCAGTGGGAGACGTGATGAGAGCCATTTATAGTTAGCTTAGATTAAAGATCCACCGATTCCATCCTCAATCGCGTAGCCAGCGTGATCAGCCACGAGTTTCTGAGCACCACAGAGACCACCAGGGGTGAGACCCATGGTGTACACATCATCCTCCTTACCCGAGCCGGGGACACAGTCAAGTTTGCTCTCGAGATCGAAAATGGACGCCTCAGAAACCGTCTTGATCTTGATTGGCCTGGGTTGGTAAGCACTGACGTTACGGGTGAGCGCGAGAGCGACGATCAGGAGTACCATGACAATGATAGAAGTGATCGCATTACGGTTCGCTTGATTCAACTTGAACATTTATTATAAGTATACATTTTTTTAAAGTGCGTTAAAGATATTTTTTTTAGTTTCTACATAGAGA